ATGTTACATTAGTATTATGTATAGAGTAACAGCATATTTCAAGAATCACAAAGTCACGCAGACATTCCATGATCTGTATGATGCAATTGATTGGCGAGATGTAGCAGATGCTAACTATCCTAAGAAAGTAATATTTGAAAAGGGAGTATTCTCAATGAGAGAATGGGTTTATGATTGTTGGAATAGTGTAATGGATGACAAAAGAAATCCTCTAAGTTCAATTCCAGACTTTAGCACACGACATATGATTATGCAAGTATTAGCATGGATGTGGTGTATTGTATTTGGTATTATTGTAGGTAGTATGTACGCAGGTGTTTTTAGTATGGTACTACACACATTATTGCTAGGTGCTGTTGCAGTTACAGTTGCCACTTTTGAAACTGCAAAACGCAGACCACAATACTTTGGTGGATTTGGTCGTGGACGTGGCGGCGAGCATGAGTAAAGTAAACTAAATACTTTTACAATGTTTAGTGCAGTCAAAGAAATAATTTGGCATTTAACGTGCAAGGATTGTAGCAATTGGTTTACATATGCTACAATGGAAGATAAGTATTGCATTGAACGAACAACATTTCATTGTCCACACTGCGGAAAAAAAGGCAGAGCAGACAAATTAAATGTTGACACAACAGAATAAAGAGTGTATTATAAATACATAATAAGAGATAAGGAATACTAACGTGTTAAGAACTGTACAACAATCGTCATCACAGTATTGGTGCCCACCAAAAGGTAGGGGTATGTCTTAACGCGACTTTTTAAAAAAGTTTATTTAGACAAGCCCCTAGCATTAAGTTGTTAGGGGCTTTTTTTATGTCGGTTCGGTGCAGTTGGAGTGGCACACTGGTCTCCAAAACCAGGACTAGAAATAGTCAGGGGGTTCGAATCCCTCAACCGATGCCAAATTTTTGTGCCCTTAGCTCAGTTGGTTAGAGCATCTGACTTTTAATCAGAGGGTCCTGAGTTCGAATCTCAGAGGGCACACCAAGTTGTTGGGGAGTAGCCAAGCGGTAAGGCATCTGACTTTGAATCAGTGTATCGCAGGTTCGAATCCTGCCTCCCCAGCCAACACTAAGTGGCAGAGTGGCTATGCAACGGACTGCAACTCCGTGTACGCCGGTTCGATTCCGGCCTTAGTGTCCAATTTCGGTTGACAAACGTGTTTAATGGTGCTATTATACATATACAATTAATTAGAGAGGCACACATGAAAACACAACCACAAGATATTATTGCAAAACTAGAAGCAGACAACAGTCGCCTAGCAAAAGAACAAGTTATCTTAGAAGCAATGGAAGAAGGACTAGACGAGTTCTTTGAAGGAGTGCGAATGGCACTTGATCCGCTTGTAACATTTGGTGTTAAGAAAGTAGACGAACTAGATGTTGAATGGTCAGGTCAAGGCTGTGAATGGTCAGTATTCAAAGAGCTTGCAGATAAATTAATTGCAAGAGAACTTACTGGACATGCGGCACGAGATGCAATCAATCTAGTTAAAAGTACATGTACTGTTGAACAATGGAACATGTTCTATCGTAGAATCCTTATTAAAGATCTACGTTGTGGTTGTAGTGAAAAGACTGTAAACAAGATTGCTAAGAAATTTCCACAGTATGCTATCCCTACATTTACTTGTGCATTAGCACACGACTCTGCTAACCACGAAAAGAAAATGGTAGGCAAAAAACAAATTGAAGTTAAATTGGACGGTGTAAGAGTATTAGCTATATGTCGTGCAGGCAAGGTAGAATTGTTTAGTCGTAATGGTAAACAGTTTCATAACTTCCCACACATCATCGAAGAGATTGAATCAGTACTAGAACGTAAGCCTAGTCCATATGATTGTGTACTAGATGGCGAAGTAATGAGCAAAGACTTCCAAGACCTTATGAAACAAGTACATAGAAAAGATGGTAAGGCCGCAACTGACTCAGTACTACACTTATTTGACTTTATTCCGTTGAAAGACTTTTTAGAAGGTGGATGGGATAAGCCACAAACATATCGTAGTAACTTGGTTAAGTATTGGGTACTAGAGAACGAAGACCTCTTAGAGCACGTTACAGCATGTGAATGGGAAGAAGTAGACCTAAGTACTGATGAAGGCAATAGACGCTTTGTAGAGCTTAATAAGACGGCTGTAGACGGTGGTTATGAAGGGGTTATGATCAAAGATGTTGATGCACCCTACGAATGTAAACGAACACATGCTTGGCTTAAAGCAAAACCATTTATTGAAATTACATTGAAAGTCGTTGACGTCGAGGAAGGCACTGGACGTAATGCGGGAAGACTAGGTGCCGTAATAGTAGAAGGAGAAGACGATGGATACAATTATCGCCTTAACTGTGGGAGTGGTTTCACTGACGCTCAACGTGATGAGTACTGGACTGAACGTGCTAGTCTCATTGGTCAGCTAATTGAAATTAGAGCTGACGCAAGAACTAAGTCTCAAGATTCAGATACTTATAGTTTGCGTTTTCCACGTTTCAAAACGTTTCGTGGATTTCAAGCTGGTGAGAAGATTTAGTGCATAAATAATTCGTTATGAATAAATTATTTGAAAATGCCCTAACTAGGGCAGACCAGTCTTGTCCTCCGATTTGGATGATGAGACAAGCAGGACGCTATCAATCATCATACATGGCAATGAAAGAAGAGTGGACATTTGAACAAATGTGTAAACTTCCTCGCCTAGCCTCTCAAGTTGCTATGTTACCTATAGATGAATTTGACTTTGATGTAGCAATACTCTTTAGTGATATACTGTTTCACTTAGAAGCACTCGGATTACCTTTAAGTTTTAACCCGGGGCCTAAATTTGAATGGAATCTAGACGAAGACAACTGGGTAGATTACAAAAACGTAGCGGAGGCATTAAAATTTTTAACATTTCAATCCAAAGCAATCAAAGCAACTAGAGAAGCACTACCATTTAAAAAGAGTCTAGTTGGGTTTGTAGGTGGCCCTTGGACTATATTAAATTATGCTATAGGTGATGAAGAAGTAAGTGACAAATTTAGACATATGTATCTAAAGGAAGTGCTAGTACCTCTTTTAAAACAAAGCATTAGAGAACAATTAACCGCAGGTGCTGATGCTGTTATGATATTTGATAGCGGTCTTTCAAATATATCTAAGTCGTACTTTGATAATGAATATTCAGACTTATTAAAACAACTAGCTGATATAGGAAATACAGCATACTATAGCAGAACACTTCCATATAATAGTTTAAACAAAGTTATATCATTAAATTTTGCAGGTATAGGTATAGATAGCACAGTTGACCTAAACAAAACTCTTCAGAAAGTTGAAACAGGATTTGTACAAGGCAACTTTGATGAAACATTACTCTTACAAGATAGTGAAACAATTTTACGCTACGAAATTAAAAAATGGTTAAACACTATTGAAGATCCACGTGGTTGGGTTTGCGGATTAGGACATGGTATCCTAAAAACTACTCCACCTAAAAATGTAAAATTGTTTATTGATACCGTAAGAACACACTACAGTTAACCATTTGTGGTTGACTTATTATAAAGTTGGCTATATACTAATTGAAACATTAGGAGATTTATGACGTGGCTACTGCAAGATCAATTACAAAAAAACCAAAGAAGAAAGTTGTCCGTGGAGCGCCACGCATCAAACGAGGTAATAAACTTACCGAACCTAGTTGGGAAGGTTGGACTGAATGGACCGGCGAACAATACCATCGTGCGGCACAATCAGCAAGAGCTTGGTATTATGAAAACTACAAGCCAGCAGACTTGTATCCAGCTGTATGGAAATGGATGGAGCAAAATGATTATACCAAAGAACAACTTAGGCAAGCAAAGGCCGCTCCTAGTCACGAACTAAGCATTACAGCCGGCATTACAGCAAAACTGTTAATGAACGGCATGCCTGATTACAATAAAAAGCATGACGACTATTGGAACACACTGCCAGGAACAATGGGCGATGTTGCTCCTGCATCAAAGTTTTTAAAAGCTCGTATTGAACGTGCTATACAAGCAGGCACAAGTGTTGTTGAAGAAAAGAAAGAAGTTGAAAAAGAAAAAGAAAATGTATATGTTCCTACTATACAAGAGCGTATTCGAGATCAAGCTAGACTACAAGCAGAAGCACTTGAAGAATGGCTAGATGGATTTATTAGTGACAAGAAGACCTTTGATCCTAAAGGATTTGACTTTAAGAAACATTTTCAAGCAACAGGTGTTACACAAGCACATGCACGTAAACTTAAAGGCTTCTATGAAAACGAACTAGACGACTTTAAAGAACTAGAACGATTCCCTACAGCAGGACAACTAAAGAAGATGAGCGAACATGAACAAGATATGTGGGCTCAACTTAAAGAAGGTTACGCACATCTTAAGAAAGCAGACATTAAGATGTTTACGACTGCTATTGAAGAACTAATGACAGCATTAGACTTTGTTATTGATACAGCAAAAGCAACTAGAGCTCCACGTAAGTCAAAGCCTAAGAGTGCTACTAAACTTGTTGAAAAATTAAAGTTCCTTAAAGTAGATGAAAAGTTTAAATTAGCAAGTGTTAGTCCAGACCAAATTATTGGCGCAAGCGAACTTTGGGTGTTTAATGTTAAGACACGTAAACTTGGAAAATATGTTGCTAAAAATCCTGATCCAACTGGAATGGGCAGAGACGGTAGTGGACTACAAGTAAAAGGTACTACTATACTTGCTTACGATGAAGCACAAAGTATTCAAAAGACACTACGTAAACCAGTAGATCAACTCAAAGATTTTAAAAGTGCAGGAAAGGTAAAATTACGCAAGTTCTTAGAAGATATTCCTACTACAGACACAAAACTTAACGGTAGATGTAATCCTGAAACAATACTTCTGAAAGTAAACTGATAAATATTAGCATGAGTATACATGACATAAGAACAGGATTAACAGCTTTAACTAATGCTGTAGATGCATTACAAAGTGCACCGCCGCCATCACCGGAAATACTAGACAGAGCATTATCTGGTAATAAAATTAACGGTGGGATGATAACAAACTTTAGTTCAAAAGGAATAACGGACGAAGCTACAGTTAATCAAATTCTTACTGTACATAATGATGGTATCACAGTTAAAGCAATACAAACACAATCTATAGACAATGCTCTTACAGTAAAAGGTGATTTAACTGTTGAAGGTGAAGTACGTGCAACTAGATTACATGTTGACGAAGTTAGTGCAGATGTACGCAACGAAAGATCTTCATCATTAGAATTTACAGCAACATCAGGAGCACATAGTGGTAAAGGCTTATTATGGACTGGTGCTGAAGATTATACCAAACAATTTGTCTTTCGTGACCAACCAAACAGAATGTGGAGCAGCGACGATATAGATATTGATCGCGAAAAAGTATATCGTATAGAAGGCATTCCAGTTCTTAGTCTTACAACGCTAGGTAGAAGTGTTACAGAAAGTAATTTACAATCTCTAGGAACTTTACAGTCACTTGAGGTGCAAGGTCGTGTAAACATAGATGGAATAGTTTTTTGGGATACAGATTCAGAAAGATTAGGAATTGGCACTGATGCTCCTAATGGAATGCTTGCTCTAAAAAATATTGACCATGAATTTATTATAGACAATACTGTAGATAAAAAGTTCAAACTAGGAACTTGGACTACAAGTGCATTACAAATTGTTACAGATGATACTACACGTATCGAAGTGGCAGCAAACGGAAATATTAGTCTCAATGGCAGAGTAAATATTACACAACCAATCGGAGTTGGTGTTAATAACTTTGCAGATGATGTAGATATAACTACAGCTAGGGCTGTCAGAATTCAGAACAAAAAGTTTGAAACTGGCACCGAAGTGCCAAGTGCAGGAAACTACATTATCGGAGATATAATATGGAATCAAAACCCAACCCCGGCAGGCTTCGTTGGATGGATATGTATAAGAGCTGGTACTCCAGGCGAATGGAAACAGTTCGGGCAAATCCAAAGTTAAAAAATATTAAAAATATGTGGGAACTTTTAGCAAAATCTTTGCCGGCGGTGGCACTTGTGATCATATCAGTACTGCACTTCGCAGAAGTGGATAGTGTACTTGACCATGTCATGATAGGTATTTCTATTTCATTTGCTATCACAGCAGTAATTTGGTGGTGGTGGATTATGAAATTTGCTAGAAGTCTGACAGATATAACTAATAAAAGTTTAGAACGTTTTGACGAAATAGCAGTAGAACTGAAAGATCTTAGAAAAGAGATTAACAAGAAGAAGTAAGATGTATGTACTAGGTAACGGTGAAAGCAGAAAACAAATTGATGTAAACTCGTTACAAGGTCTTAAGATAGGATGCAATGCTATCTGTAGAGACTTCTTTGTAGATCATTTAATCTGTGTTGATCGTAGGATGGTAGATCAAGCACATAACAATTATCCTCAAAATTACAATAAAATATATACTAGAAGAGACTGGCTACTTCCACGTAAGCATATTAAAAATTTAGCACCGGTTCCTGATGTACCATATGAGGTACAGATAAGGGCAGACGAACCCTTTCAATGGGGTAGTGGACCTTATGCAGTTTTACTAGCATCTATCTTGAGTGATAAGATACAGATGATAGGATTCGATCTTTACGGAAATAAAAAACTTGTAAACAACATGTACAAAGATACCGAACATTACGATGCATCAAACAAAAGTGCAGTTGATCCTAGGTACTGGAAACATCAAATAGGAAAAATAATAGAATCAAATCCAAACAAGCAATTTATAATTTACCAAAGCGAATGGGAATTACCAAAACAGTGGAATTTTCCTAATGTTTCACTTGACAGCCTAAGAAATTTATAGTATAATAAGTACATAACATGAGGACTTAGCGTCAACCCTCCTAATTCTGCCGCTATTATATAGGAGAATAAATATGGCTTATTACAGCACAAAAACATACGGACATAACATTGGACTTTCAGCAGTGTTTAGACAACCTAACGCAGATCATTCACACTGTCATCTGCTTCACGGATACAGTTTACAATTTAAATTTACATTTGGATGTGATTATCTAGACAATAAAAATTGGGCAGTTGACTTTGGCGGATTGAAACAAGTTAAAGCCTGGCTTGAAGATAAATTCGATCACAAACTATGTGTAGACATGAACGATCCACACAAACAAGACTTTTATGATCTACAAGAAAAAGGATTGTGTGAAGTAAGAGAGTTTGGCGGTGTAGGTGCAGAGAAGTTTGCAGAACATGCATTTTACTTTGCTGACAAACTGATTAGAGAAGCAACTGACGATCGTTGTTGGGTTGAATCTGTCGAGTGTGCAGAGCATGGAGCAAATAGTGCAATTTACACCCCCTTTCAAGTGCAGAAGATTAGATTTGATGGCTAAGATTGATAAGTCTAAATATTCCAAAGAAGAAATAAAAGCAATAAAAGCCAAGAAGCAAGAAAGAAAACAGGCTAAATTGCTTCGTAAATCAATTGCTAATTTTCCTGAATCAAAAAATAAAAATATTCTGGTTTTAAAACACGGACAGAAATATAGTGCAGACTATGTTAATAAAATGTTTAACATGGTAAGTGCTAATCTTAAAGATTTTAATTTTTATTGTATTACTGAAGATCCAGGTAATCTAGATCATAGAATCAATGTTATTCCATTACCAACTGTTGCTGTTACTGGTTGGTGGTATAAACCTTATATATTTTCGGCAGACTTACCTATAGAAGGGACTATCCTTTATCTAGATTTAGATTTAGTAATTACAAATACATTAGATAGATTATTTGATTTTTATCCAGGAGAGTATTGTATCATTAGAGACTTCACTAGAGCTATGCGTCCTAAATGGGAGAAGTATAATTCTAGTGTAATACGTTTTGAAAAAGGACAACTTGATTATGTATGGCAAAAATTTAAGAAAGAACATTTGCAAATTGTACGGAAACATTATGGAGATCAAGATTACTTGTATGAAGTAACTCATGGAAAGGCAAAAGTATATCCCGACAGTTGGGTAAGAAGCTGGAAGTGGGAAGTACGCAAAGATAAGAGATTTAAACCTGGTCAGCCTAGAGGACAACGTGAGCTACAAAATATTGAACATATTGAAGCACCAGAGGACTGTTGTATTGTTGCATTCCACGGTGATCCTAATCCTCACAATTGCCATGATCCTTATATAATTAATAAATGGGTATAAAGTAATTGACTTTAACTATAAAAGACACTATAATAACACTATGAATGATATAAAACGTATAGGCTTTGCATGTAAATACATGCACCCAGACCAAACGCAGAAGAAGAAACTGCTAGAAGAAATTCAGCGTCCGTTGAATACCCGTAGCACAACGGTCCAGTGGCTCAATAGGCAGACACGTGAAGTTGCTGAAGAACGTCTATGGGATATTATGGTACATAACATCAAGTCATACGAGAACTTGATTAAATATGTAGGAGGATTACCGAATGAACTTAGAATGGTTAGGTTGGGAAGTGACGTCCTTCCTGTTTATACTCAGTCTGATTGGAGTTACTTCTGGCGCAAGCCTGATGTACGAAAATATTGCGAGGCCAACTTCGCTAACGTCGGCGCAAAGGCTCGTGAACTTGATGTTAGGTTGTCTATGCATCCTGGTCAGTTTACTGTACTTGCGTCAGATAATCCTGATATCGTAGATAGGAGCGTAGAAGAATTTGAATATCACACCGATGTCATCCGCTGGATGGGCTATGGACGCACATTCCAAGACTTTAAATGCAACGTCCATATATCAGGCAGGCAAGGTCCAGCCGGTATCAAACACGCAGTTAACACAAGATTATCTCAAGAAGCGAGAAACTCAATCACGATCGAAAACGACGAGAACAAGTGGGGCATCCAAGACAGTCTCGAACTTGTCGACACCTGCGCATTGGTTCTCGACATACACCATCACTGGTGCCGCGAAGGTGAATATATACGTCCCACTGACGATAGATTTGCTCGCGTGATAGATAGTTGGCGTGGTGTTCGTCCTGTTATTCATTATTCATACAGTCGTAACGAACATTTGCCTGCAGGCTACAATCATATAGGTATGCCCGATATGAATACATTATTAGAATCAGGTTACAAAAAAGCTAAATTACGAGCTCACAGTGACTATTATCCTAACAATGCAGTAAATGACTATGCACTTTCTTTCTTAGAACATGCTGATATTATGTGCGAGAGCAAGATGAAGAATTTAGCAAGTATAGATTTGTATAAATACTGGGTAGGAGAAAATTATGAAAACAACGGGTATAAGACCAAACTTACAGCTTGATAAAATCACAGGTATAAGACATGATTTAGGTCAAAGAATGACATATGTTCCTGTTAAAAAAGAACAAAAAATTCCATATCAAAAAAAGTCTATGAAAACTAAAGCTAACATCAAAGAAGGCAAGTGGCAGTTTTAAAAGGAGATAAAGATGATTAAAAAATGGATTGATTCAAGATTAAAAGAACGCACAACTTGGGATGGTGCGGCATTAATTCTATTAGGATTAATGGTACTATTCTTAGCTCCATTAGCAAAGATAGCAGCAGGACTTGCAATTGCATATGGTGCTTGGACTATCTGGAAAAAAGACTAAAGTCTACTAATATCTAAATCACTACTTGCTGGCATATCCCATATATGCTTTCTCGTGACCCCCATCTTTTGTGCAAATTTCTTACTGTTACAATTTTTACACACATGGAAATGATTGTTGTTTATCCTATTAGGATCCATACGTCCTCTTGGCCTATGAAATTCATTGCCACAGTTATCACATCTTAAAACCAACACACAACATCTGCGGGTATACTGATGTATTACACCACATTTACTACGTCTAGTGTGCCGCTTTGGTACAAAAAACTCTTTTATATACATAACTATATTTACATTAAGATTATAAAAAGCAACGATAAATAAGTATAATAAGGAGTTTCCATGAACATTTGCACACTTACAGAGGCTGCTCAAACACAAATCGATACTATATGTAAAGAAAATAGCGTAATTGCAGTCACACTAAACATGAAAGGTGGCGGATGTGCTGGCTTTGAATATGATTGGGGTACGTTAAATGACGCCCGAGATATTGAAGACGGTAGTGAAATATTATCAACTCCTAAAGGTAATAATTTTATTATAGGTCCTCACAGCATAATGTTTATGGTTGGAACTGTGGTAGATTACAAAAAAGATATCATGGGGTCAATGTTTGATATATCAAATCCAAATGCACAGAGTAGTTGCGGGTGTGGTGTAAGTGTTAACTTCGATATGGACAAATTAGCAATACCGCTTGAGATGGAGCAATAAATGGCAAAACAAGATATTAATATTGGTGTAGAGGGTAATGACGGTACTGGCGATAGTATTAGAGAATCGTTTCGTAAAACCAATGAAAACTTTCAAGAACTGTATGCAGTTTTTGGAGTTGGTGGACAAATTACATTTACAACACTAAGTGACACACCAGATGAACTTACACCTAACACAATACCATTAGTAAATGATGCAGGTACATTAATTAATTTAGTTACACTAGCATCAAATAGTGCGTTAGGTGGCGGAGCAGCAGATACAATTACATTTAGTTATGATACCGCAGGCAAACTGATTATTTCTAGCTCGTTTACAAAAATGAGTGATGACCTAAGTCCTACACTAGGCGGTCCATTAGATGCAGGCGGGTTTGGTATTGCAAACGTTGGTATAAGCACTATAGAAGCAGAACGCCTTAATACCACACACGATAATTTATCAGGACTTACAGTTGACGATCTAGTAATTACTAAAGGATATGCAGATCAAAGATACATTACATCTGGATTGCCGTTAAGAGTTGCAGACGAGCCAACAGGTAAGTTACATTACACTTGGACGATTAACCAATATGTAGATGATAGTATAGAAATTTTATCACATTACAATGTAGCTCAAACATTAGTAGCCGGAGGCCATGGTTTAGAAAGTGGAGCAAACGGAACTGCTATCACATTTAATGCTGAAGACACTGATCCTAATAACTTAGTATCAGGCACCACATATTATATAAGAGTTGTTTCTGCTACAAGATTAAATTTATACACTGAAGATAATAAGCAATATGCAGTAACGGATGTGCAGGCAGATGCAGATACATTTAAGATTAATCCTTCGGGTACTATTGCTGCAGATGACAAACACACTATTGTAGACGCTGCATTAGATAATACACTTGCAGGTAATTTCTTAGCAGATACAGGTATGCCACGAAAATCTACACTACGTAGACAAGGCGACACAATGACTGGAGGTTTATTCCTTTCAGATCATCCAGGCGAACTAGCAGGAGAAGGTACTCCTAATGGAGAGGAAGATTTACAAGCAGCAACAAAATATTATGTAGACAATACAGCCTATAGTTCACCAGAAGCATTATTTGTTAGTACTAAAGGTAATGATTTAATGAGTGGTGTGCCAGCAGGTAAAGAAGGTACTTCATTAACATATGCTTTCAGAACAATTAATGCAGCTGCCCAACGTGCAGAAGAATTAGTTAAAAGTGCTACTAAAGAGCCTGGCAACTATATGCAAACATTGACACATACTGGCTTCACAAAAGATAGTGTTGTTATAAATGCGGATGTAGATGTACCTATCTATGAACAAGCAAGAAATCTTTTAGATAAAAATACAGATTATATAGCTGCAGAAGTAGTCGGATATATTAATAAAACTTTTCCGGATTTTGCTTATAATTCTAGTACATGTGCTAGAGATACCAAGCTGATAATTAATGCTATTGCACTAGACATCAACAGAGGACTTACAGCAAATTATCTTACAAGGCAAGCCGCTGAAACTTACTATTCTGGTGTTAGTGCAAGGATAGCAATTACAACACAGTTACCACAAACTGTTGCAGGTATTGTGGCAGCAAGAGATATTGCAACCTCTATTCTAACAAACGACTTATTTAATCAAAAAAATATTACATCTATAACAGCCGCAGAGATTCCTGTAGTTACAACTACTACTGCACACGGATTAGTTGACAAAGACATTGTTGTGTTTAGAGACATAGAAGGTATGGTTGAAATTGCCAGTAATACTAAAAAATATGTTAGAGTAACAGGCACACAAACATTTGAACTTTACAATAATAAAGATCTCACTACACCATTTGATACATCGACATTCACTGGATTCACATCAGGTATAGTTGGACAAGTATTCCAAACTGAAGAAGACCAGTTCTTAGATCTCGGCACAATTTTTACAATTACCACATCAGGAAATGTAACTGTTGTTGCTGGAGAAACACTTACACAAGCAGGTAGTGGAGCAACAGGCGTTGTACAAGCATCAGTAACTAACGGCACCACAATAAAATTAGAACAAACTACTGGAACATTTAACACAGGTAATAATTTTACTGGATCAGTAAGCGGTGCATTAGGACCTGATAGTGTTCCTACAGTTATTGCAAATGACTTTGATGCAGATGTTAATGCCATTGCTGCGATTCAAGCCAATTTTGACTTAGTCAATACAATAATACAAAATGGACTAGACGCGGGTGGTGATATTGTTTACGGAAGCACATATAAAATTGTAGTTACAAATGGTGCGTCTTCATACACAGACCAAACTAATCCAAATAATACTGATGCATTACCTGGTAAAGTTATAAGAGGTAAACGTTCTGAGGCTTTAGGACAGATTGTCAGTTTTACAAATGATGTAGGAGCAGAAGCCGCTACAGATCCTCAGACAGGATCAACTGAACCTGGACCAACAGTATTCCAAGTACATTTATTAGGTGCAAAAGATTTTGAACCTGAAGAGCCATTAGAATTCGGAAACTTTGTTGCTAAAAAACAAGTAACTATTATGGTTGAAACAGGTATATATGAAGAAGACTATCCTATTAGGTTATCAAATAATGTGTCACTTAAAGGCGACGAGTTTAGACGTGTAATTATTAAACCAAAAACAGAAACTGATTCAAGGGTACCAAGAGTATCTCAAAGTAAATGGGCAAATTTATATTTCTATAGAGATAACGAATTTGATGGTTTAACTTTGACTAACGGTGGTACACCATTCTTTAACCAAGACGGAGTATCCCAAGGTAAATTTGGTTATCATTATCTAGCAGAAGGCGGAAAAGCGTTAAACCTAGGACCTACAGTTACAAACGTAGGCAGTTATACAACTGCAAGTAATATTATTTTAGAAAACAAAGATTACATTATTGAAGAAACTATCAGATATATCAGTGATAGATTTCCTGACTTAATTTATTCGCAAGCTAAATGTAGACGAGACACAGCATTAATAGTAGACGCATTAATTAAAGATCTAAAAGATGGTGGTGAAGTAATGACACTTGAAGTTCAAGGTTCATATCATTCTTTACTTACAAACGGCGATTACTTAACACAACTAGGCGATAGTACACAAGAGATTGCTACTGAAGCAGCAATTGATAACATCAGTACACTTTCAAATGCATTGTTGTCAGGTGTTGCTCCAAACTACACTGTAGTAGATGCACAATTTACACCTAC